CTTCTATAATCCGAACTATGACCTTGATCCCGCCAACAGACCAAGGTGCTACGTGCATCAGGACTGCGGGAATCTTATTGAGAGCATGATTAATTACAACGCTGCTGGTAAAGCGGACGAAGCACTCAAGGACTTTTTTGACCTCATCCGTTATTTGCGAATGTCAAATGGCGGTATGGGTCCGGACTACTTCACATCCTCCGATATGGGGATAACCAGAAAACAACAAGGAGGATACTAATGAAAATAAAATTAACTGAGTTCACCGAATATCATAATGCTGATTTTGATGAAGCCCTACAAATAGCCCAAGAAAAACTACCCCCTGAATACATCAGCGGTAAAGGTAAGAACACTTGGATTAGCCCGGAGGGACAGGACATCCTGTGTGATGGCCTATTTATTAATGAAATAATACCTAAGCACTACAGGGGCAAGGTGCTATCCATTTGTCCTAACCCTAGGTTCAACATGGTTCACTTCGTAGAGATTGGTAAAAAGGTTCCAGTCCTCTTGCCTAACAGGTTGAAGGATAGGTTCTTAGGTAAAATAATCTGCTTTGAAGCCATTGAATCAGAAACAGGAGTCAGCTACCGTTATGTCAAAGGTTGATAGGACAAAGATATTTTATGATAGGAATCCTGAGACCGGAGAGGTCGAGGATGAGAACCTGACGCTGGATTACAAATGGAACCAGCAGAACAGGGATCGCCTAATAATGTGGGAGACTTTCAAGCGGCACGTAAAGCATGAGTCCAAAGTTCCCATGACAAACATAGAGTTATGTGATAAGATAGGCAGTTCCAGGACACATCTTGCGAGTATGCTTCAACTAATTAAAAATAGACTAAATGCAGAACAATAATATTTCAAAGGCCCTTACTTACGTTAGTGACGAGCCGGACATTAAAACTCTCCGATTTGCCTACGAGGAAACGGTAACAGAGCTAGAAGGTTATTTTGATTTATGTCGTACGAGTTACGATGACAGGCGGAACTGGTGGCCGGGTAAAAGCCGCGATCACCGCAAGCATGGAGCGGACGCATTCCCTTGGGAAGGTGCAAGCGATAGTGAGTGCCATCTCATTGATGAACGCATCACAAAACTTTCATCGCTGTTCATGTCCGCACTCAAGAGGGCTAACGTCAGAGCGTTCCCCGTGGAAAGTGGAGACATTGCCCGCAGCAAACTAGTATCAGGTTTCCTTAAGTGGATGATACGGTCCGGATACATTCCCCGCTTTTACAGGGAGATGGAACTAGGAGCTAACTACCTGCTAGAACGCGGACTACTGGTCACTTATGTTGGATGGCACATGGAGGATCGCTCCTTTGAGCAAGAGATTGATCTCCAGCAAATTGCCCAAATGTCTCCAGAAATATTTCAAGCTGTAGAGCAAGGCGATAATGATGAAGAATTAATCCTTCTCTTGCAGCAAGTTTTTGACGGCGTCACGGAAAAGCGAGCAAAGAAAGCACTCAAGGATCTACGGAAAAAAGGAATCGCGAAACTGCCCGTCGTGCGTCGTCAAATTAATTGCCCGGAGGTCAAGACTCTAGCACCTGATGGTGACTTTGTCTTTCCTCCATATGTAACTGATCCGCAGCGCGCACCGTATTGCTTTTGGAAAACGTATTATACTCCACAAGAATTAGAACTAAAGGTAACAACCGATGGTTGGGACCAGGACTTCGTGGATATAATGATCGAAAGATACAGGGGGGTCAACATTGACAGCCTTGAGCGATACGAAGAAGGCCGTCGCAGCATGAGCCTAACGGATACTGCATACGAAGCTGATGAACTTATTGAAATTGTTTACGGATACCAGAGACTTATTAACGAAGAGGACGGCTCCGAAGGAATTTATTGCACAGTATTTCATAAGAACTTTGATGGAGATGATGGCACTGGGACTCCCGGATATGCAAAGTTCGAGCTACTAAACGGATACGAAGACTATCCAGTAGTAGTGACACGCTTGTCCGAGGACACTAAGCGTCTCTATGATGTATCCACCGTTCCCAGTATTCTTCGTGGTATCCAAAACCAAGTAAAGGTAGAGCGTGATTCACGCATTGATCGCAATAGCCTAGCTACCCTGCCTCCTATCCTGCACCCAGTAGGTCAAGCACCTAATGACTGGGGTCCAGGTCGAATGATTCCATACCGCCGTAAGGGGGATTTAGATTTCGCTCCTACTCCTGCATACAATCAAGGTTCGCTCGAAATGGAACGCACGTTAATCAGTCAAGCTGACAGAATGATTGGGCTTGATCCGAGTGACCCAATGTCTCAATCCAGACAGCAGTTCATGGTTGATAAGTACCTCAGCCACGTAGCCGAGGTGATTCGCATGGCATATAAGTGCTTTCAGAGATTTGGACCCGATGAGGTCTTCTTCCAGGTAACTGGTATCCCTGATCCTCAAGTTATGAACAAGGGTAATCCAAATGAGAACTTTGACATCATGATTAACTTTGATGTTCTTGACAGTGACCCAGAAACAGTAGAAAAGAAACTACAGGGATTTGTTGCATTGAATCAACTCAATGTTAATAACCGAATGAATATTGATGGACTACTTGATATTGCAGCCGCTAGCATTGATCCAGTCATGGCTGATGCTGTTCTGCAACCTGCACAAGATGCTCAACAAGAAATGGTTAAGAATGTTACTGACGATCTTACAAAGATTTTTGCAGGTATTGAAATGCCGGCCCGTCCTACAGGCGCGCAGATTGCTATGCAAGTCCTACAGCAATACGCCCAGCAGCCAGACATTCAACAGCGTCTACAACAGGATGAAGCATTCCGGGGACGAATGGAGAAATACCAGGGTCAATACACCTTCCAGATGCAGCAAGCGCAGAACGCCCAGATTGGTCGAGTCGGCACAGCCCCTGCACAAATGGGCAGTGTTGACACTCAGAATATGTAGTATTATTTTTTTAACTAGTACTCATACTATGGCTGATAATAAAACACCCCAACAACTCGCTCAACAACGAGTCCGCGAACAGCGTTCACAGAACTACTACGATATGCTCTCTCTTAATGAGGGAAATAAGCCCAAGGTCTACAAGGACAGTAAGGGTAACCGTACCATAGGGATTGGATTCAATCTTGAGGATTCTGCTAATCGAAAGTTCCTCAAGCGGGAGGGCATTGACATCAATGAGTTATTTGACGGCAGGAAGTTAAGCGAAAACGAAACTAGAACCCTCTATAACCACAGCCTAACGCAGGCATTCAAGGATGCTCAGTCCTATGATCCTAACTTTGCCAAGAGACCCGAAGCCGTTAAGATGACCCTAGTAGATATGGCGTTCAATCTAGGTTTGACTAGGTTAAATAAATTTAAGGACATGAAGGCTGGCCTTATGAACAATGACTACAATGTTGCTGCTGATGAAATGATTGACAGTAAATGGTACAAGCAGGTAAAGTCCAGGGGTCCTAGAATGGTTCAAGTAATGCGTTCCGCAGCTAAATAATATGAATATCCAAGACGATATAAAAACACTTCATAACTATGAGGCTTTTGCTAGGTTCATGAAAATGATACATGACCTAAGAGAAGAGGCTATCGAGGAACTACACGAAGCCACAAGTGACACCATTCAGCAGGTATCCGGACGAATTATTACTTATGATCAGCTATTGCAGTTATCAAGCTGGCAGGAATTAAGTAACCGTCACCGTGAAAATTTCTAGGCTGAACAACAACTGTTCACCTGTGTTATATTAACGCATCGCAATCTCTCGGCGTAAATGAGTGGAAATTATGACAGATGAAATCGCAACTGCTGACTCTGGGGCAGATACAATACCAGTGGACAATACTAATATATCCGTAACGGATTTTGCAAATCGCCGATTGGGGCAGCTAAATTCTCAGGCAAGTACTGAGGAAGAAGCAGAACCAGTTGTCGAAGAGGAAACGGAAGAGACACCCGAAGAGGTCATTGAGGAAACTCAAGAAGCCGAAGAAGGTGAACCAGAAGTTGAATCAACATCCGAGGATGTTCTTTCACAGATTGATTTGGACAACGCGTCCGAAGAGGAATTACGGGAACTAGCTGATAAGTTAGGCAGTAAGGCTGTGGCTCGTTTTGGGGAACTTACCGCAAGACGAAAATCAGCAGAAGAAAAACTGGCTAAACTAGAGGCTTCGCTTCAACAGAAGGACCCCCTTGAGTCAAAAAAGAAAATAGAAAATAACCCATTCGGAAATTTAGATTCCATCGAGGACCTTCAAAGTAAGGCCGAAGAGATAGAGCAAATAGTCGATTGGGCTGAGGACCTTCTTTTTGAAGGTGCTGACTATGCGGCTGACGATGTCATTACTGAGATCGAAGGCAAAGAAATGACTAAGGCGGAAGTCCGTAAATCCCTATTACAGGCGCGTAAGGCTAAGAAGACCTTTATCCCGGATCAACTTTCTAAAATACAAGCCAAAGAACAGGCTGAAAATATGGAAGTTGCTTTCAAGGAAAGGGCTAAAGAAGAGCTATCATGGCTCGATGGCGAAGACAATGATATACGCAAACAATATGAAGCTACAGTGAACGATGCTCGTTTTCAAAAAATGAAAGAGATCGTATCAAAAGAAGCTCCTGATGTTGCGGGTCAATTGGATTACTGGTTCGCTCACGCAGCAAACAGTATCTATGGTCGTAAACCAATAGCTGAAGATAAGCCAAGCATGAAACTTACACCACCCAAGGGTGCGACAACAAGTAATGCAAACGCTGCTAAGTCCCCATCAAGAACTGCAAAGGCACTCAAGGAATTGCAAAGTCAATTTAAACAATCGGGTAACGCTCGCGATTTTGCTGCACTTAGAAAACTACAAATGGCTTCACGCCTTTAACTCATTAAAACTAATCATTAAATAAAATGTCATTCTCAAATACATTCGATACTACAAATACAGGTTCGGGTGTCTCCAATCGCGAAGACTTGACTGATGTCTTGACTATCCTCGCCCCCGAAGAGACTCCTATCCTTTCGTCCGCCAATAAACAACGCGCATCCGCTACATTCGTTGAGTGGACTGTCGACAGCCTTTCGGCTCCCAGCACTGCTGGTATCTCTGAAGGTGCTGACGTAACAGCATTCACTGACCAGTTCGCTGGCCGTGCAAAACTTGGTAACCGCGTTCAAAAGTTCCGCCGTGATTACATGGTATCCGACATGCAAGAAGCTGTCGATTCCGTTGGTCCCGCTAAGATTGCTCAAGCAGAAGCTAAAGCTATCCGCGAACTAAAGCGTGACGTTGAAGCCACTATTGCTGGCACTCAAGATTCAGCCGTAGAAAACGGTGCTGGCACAGCCAACGCACTTCGTGGCCTTGGCGACTGGCTTGATTCTGCTGGACCTGCTGATGTACCTGCTACATTCCGCACACCTGCTGACAGCATCTACACAACAGCTGAAGCTAATGCAACTGCATTCAGCGAATCAGCTCTTAACGGCATCATCAGCTCGATCTTCCGTGTAACCGGTTCTGCAAACAACCTTATGCTTGTTGCTGACACTGGCCTACGCCAAGTTATTGCTGACTTCGCTCGTACAAGTGCTTCTGCTACGGACAATGTTCGTACAGTGAACTACGACGGCAACAGCGGTAGCATCAAGCTATCTGTTGACCTCTATGAGTCCGATCATGGTGTTGTCTCCATTGTTAACCAAAATCCTGACTGCGCGCCTAGCTTTGGCGGTAACACAGCTACTGGTTCTGGTTACATCGTAAACCCAGAATACTACGGTATTCACGAGCTTATCCCAATGGGATCAACTCGCCTTCCAAATCTTGGCGGCGGTGAGCGTGGATTCGTTGACTGTGCATTGACTCTCGGAGTGTACCATCCTGGCGCACACGGTGTCATCCAAGACGTAACCTAACCCTTAACTAAAGGAGATATAATAATATGTCACGTTTAACTATAAATGAAGCTGGAACATCTGGCTACACTGACGAAATCATCCTAACAGCGGGTGACTTCACTGCCGCCGCTGGTAATGCTGCTCAACTTATCAACCTTCCTGTTAAGAAAGGTGACGTAATTGACGGTGCTGCTATTGAAGTAACTACAGCATTTGTTGGCTTATCTAGTCCTACATTGACTGTTGGAAGCGACTCTTCTGTTGCTCCTGACGATGCTACTTCCCTAATGGAAGCAGTTGCAATCGATGCTCTTAGCACTGCTGCAAACACTGGTGATAACCTTGATGGAACAACTAACCGCGCTATCGTAGCTGCCGCTGACGGCAACCTTGAGATTCACGGAAATGTTGATATAAGTGCTGCGACCGCTGGTAAAGCTCGCTTGCTTCTTAGCATCAAACGAATCAACGGCTAATTAAAATCTGGTTGGGGGGCGCAAGCCCCCCGCCTTTTTTAATATGGATATAATCATTCCTAATATAAAAAGATACTCCGATGGCGAGATTGATCGCGCCTTTATGAAGGAGATTACCAACGGCTTCAACCTTGAGAAGAAGACGGAAAAACAACGGGTTGCTCAAGCAGCCAAAGAAGCCCAACAACTAAAGGGGACTACGCACCCAACACTTGGCAAACCAGTTGCAACTATTCCCGCAAGAGAATACTTCCGACTAACACAGAAGTACGGTCAAGAGACTGTGCATTCTAAAGAATTTTTAAAGTATTATAATAAGAAGTTCCCTGAACTTACCCCAAATAAAATCTAATGCAGACCAGAACTTACGGTGAACTTTTTAAGGTAGCATCAGCTCTCATAGGAACTGGTGGTCAACTAGCAGTAGGCGAGCAGGACCAATTGCGTCACTTTATTAATCGTAGGTTCCAGCAGGCATTTGACGAAAGTCCAGTATGGCCTAGGTATCTTGTTAGCTCAGAAGCCCGTGATATCATTTCTTTGACTATTAGTGGTCTGGCTACAGGAAGTTCTTCTGACCAGTCGGCAAAGATTAACGGAAATTACATTTTGCTTGGTCAAGATGATGGAACGGGCGGTGCAGTTGCTGGAACTAATGTTTATTATAATCCTGCTATAGGAACTAGAGCTTTTGATGAAGTTTCTGATTCTACCGTCATATATAAAAGGACGAGCACAAGTCGATGGGAAATCGAAAACGATAGTAGTATTGGCATAGATTCCAGTGGTGCAATTGCTGTAGAGGCAGGCTCAGGTGATGCGCTTTTAGTTGAGGCTGATGTTCCAAAAAAAGACAACCCATCGGAGGTTATTACGTGGACCTTAACTACTGCAAAGGTATCTGGCACTCCATTAGTTGTAGATAAACAACTTATTCCTTATGCCCAGACAAGTAAGGCTTCTATTGGTGACTTTAACCGCATTCATCGCAAGCAAGCGTTTCTTAATAATTCATCTTTAGAATACGAGTTCTTTGTAGATCTGGATGGAGCTAACATTTTAAACATTGCTAACTCCACTGACAATGAAGCATTTGTTTCATACAAGAAGCAGTTCACACCCTTTACTGTAACTTCGGATTACTACAACTCAACGGTAGAGGTTCCAGGTGAGTTTTTCAATTACATTGCTCACGCTGTGTATGCTGATTTCCTAAGGGTTCAGAACAGACAGGAGCAAGCCCTAGCCGAAGAGCAGGTGGCTCAGACCTACCTAGCCTTGGAGCTAGAGAAGATTGACATTCGATCCAACAATAACACAATTAACAAAAGATTTTCCACATACGTAAATCGGCAATCCCGATAGTAACCCCCTGTGATATAATACACAATTATGGCAAGTTCACGAAATAACGCACTGGAGTTCAGCTCCGCAGGTTCAGTCCTAATGACAGACCTAGACACATCAGTAGGTAGTTTTGGGGCAATACAAGTCCTTCAGGACACTGTGTTTGGTACTGTAGCCTCCAGCAATGTAGACCAGACTACCCATACTGCCTTTAGCGGAAAGACCCTTGGTGCTGGAACTATACTATATGGTCAATTTTCATCCGTTACAATAGTTTCTGGTTTAGTACAACTACACAAGGTCTAGTATGCACATCAGCCTTGATTCAGCCCTGGGTCGCCAGCGTCGGCTGAACTCAGTGGGCGAGAGCGTCCTACAGATTGCTCCTAACGCTGCGGCGGCATACAGCCTCCGTAGTCTTACTGGTGGTGATCCTAAGGTTGTGCGTGTGCGCAGAGGAAGCGACAACCACGAGCAGGATTTTACTGCGTCCGAAGTATCTTCAGGTGCATTGACTTCTTTTGTAAATGCTCAGGTAACACCTCCTCTAGATATACGGGCACTGACAGCAACAGGTCGTGATGGTGACTTTCTTATTGCTAAGGCGGCTTACTCACTTCGTAGCCTAGGGACACGTCAGGCTACCTTAGGGGCTATTGGAGACACCGTAGCCCGTGCACCAGGTAAGTTCGTAGCGCAGGTTCGTCGTAGCTCTGACGATGCCCTGAAGTCCTTTACGGCAACTGAGGTTACTGATGGAACCTTGTTGGCTTTTGTAAATCAAATACAAACAGTAGGAACAGCGGTTAATGGCACTGGTTCCTTTGATAACTATACTGTTAGTAACTTATCAACCACTGGGTTCTCCGCTGACAATAGTGCTGGAGGAACTGGTTCGGCTGGATTCCCTTATGTATTTAAAGACGACGACGTAATAGTAGTAAAATATACTGTTACAAACTTTAGTAGC